ACAAGGCCGACTCGAACCGGGTGTGCATTTCGCCACCATCACCAGCGCCGTCGAGGCTTACTCGGCCAAGGGCGACCAGACGATCGAGCTGGAACTCATCGTCGGCAAAACCGCCACGATGAAAATGCGCGACACCCTCTACAACTCCGAGCGCGCCGCTTGGCGCATCACTCAAGCGCGGAATTGCTTCGGGTTCGCGGACGAGGAGGGTGACACGATCGAGTTTGCCGCCGCCGACTTTGTCGGATGCACCGGCTACGTCGAGTTGGCGATGGGCGCCCCGAAGACCTCTGGCAAGCACGAGGGTAAATCCTTCCTCGAAATCAAACGATACATGCCTCGCGACTACTCGCCGAGCGCAACGCCGGCACCGGCAAACGACAACATCCCGTTCTAGGCAGGCAACGGGGGGCGCGCATCCATCACGCGCATTTTTAACGAGACATGAACTACAACGAATATATTGCATCGAAACAGAAGAAAGCCAAAGACGCAGGCTTTGAACCTTTGCCGATCATTGCGCCTCTCTTCGACTGGCAGCGGCACATCGTAGAATGGGCGGTTCGCAAAGGCCGCTGCGCATTATTTGAGGATTGCGGGCTTGGCAAGACTGCGCAACAGCTTGAATGGGCGTCGCAAGTTGTGCGTCATACAGGCGGCAGCGTGTTGATTTTGACGCCATTGGCTGTGGCATCACAAACAGCGCGCGAGGCCGCAAAGTTTGGAATTGAGGCAACTCAAATTTCAAGCGGTGACGAGATCATTGGATCAGGTGTTTGGATTACAAATTACGAAAAATTGGAGCATTTTGACTGCTCAGTCTTTGCCGGGGTTGTTTTGGACGAATCTTCCATTCTCAAGTCATTTACTGGAAAGATCCGTAAAGCACTGACGGATGCATTTTCCCAAACTCCGTATCGTCTCGCATGTACCGCGACGCCGTCGCCAAATGATTACACAGAACTTGGGCAGCACGCTGACTTCTTGGGCATTTGCTCACACGCTCAGATGCTTGCTACGTTTTTTGTAAATGACACGTTTAACACGGGAGATTGGCGGTTGAAAAAGCACGCCGAGTCAGAGTTTTGGAAATGGCTTGCAAGTTGGGCCGCGTGCGTCGCAAAGCCGTCTGACATTGGCTTTGCCAACACTGGGTATGATTTGCCAAAGCTGAACATGCAGACCGTCCTTGTTGATGCAGATATCAGCACTGACACTGGCGATGATTTATTTCGGATCGCGACACTTTCCGCGACAACGATGCACCGGGAAATGCGCATGACATCAGCGGGTAGGTCTGATGCTGTTGCTCAACTCGTCAACCAATCCGATCAAACGTGGATTGTCTGGTGCAACACAAATGACGAGGCCGACAATCTGAAGCAACGGATCCCGGATGCAATCGAAGTGCGCGGATCAGACACGCCGTCAAAAAAGGAATCGCTGTTGTCTGATTTTAGTGAAGGACGCGCAAGGGTCATAATCACAAAGCCATCAATCGCTGGGTTTGGGCTGAATTGGCAACACTGTCAAAACGTGGCTTTTGTTGGCCTGAGCTACTCGTTTGAGGACTTTTATCAGGCTTTGCGCAGAAGCTACCGATTTGGGCAGAAAAAAGAAGTAAATGCCTACATCGTGCAGGCCAAGACAGAAGGCGCGATTTTGCAGTCAATCAAGAAAAAGATCGAACAACATAAGACAATGCAGGAACAAATGAAACTGGCAGCGGCAGAGATGGCTTTTCAAAAGACAGAAAAAGTCGCAGCAAAAACAGCCGTCGACACATACACCGGCAAAAACTGGACTCTGCATCACGGCGATTGTGTGCGAGTTGCCAAGATGATCCCGACGGGCTCGATTGACTTCTCAGTTTTCAGCCCGCCTTTTGCAGACTTGTTTACCTACTCAAACGATCCGCAGGACATGGGGAACTGTGGCGGCATGGCCGACTTCATGGTGCATTTTGATTTCTTGATTCAGGAAATCAAACGGATCATGCAGCCAGGGCGCGAGGTTGCGGTGCATTGCGTCGACCTGCTTTCTACAAAATGGAAACACGGTTCAATCCAGTTTCAGGATTTTAGCGGCGAGATCATCCGCGCGTTTTGGAAGCATGACTTCCTGTTTCACTCTCGCATCTGCATCTGGAAGAGTCCGGTGACAGAGATGCAGCGCACAAAGGCGCACGGGCTCCTTCACAAGACGCTCAAAACCGACTCCTCCAGTTCGCGAGTCGGCTGCGCTGACTATCTGCTAGTTTTCCGAGCACCAGGGCAGACGGTTGTCCCAGTGACAAAAGACGGATCAGAGTTTCCAGTCTCTTGGTGGCAGGAAGTGGCATCTCCTGTCTGGATGACAGTCGATCAAGGGCGAGTTTTGAACGGAGAGGTGGCGCGAGATCAGGCAGACGAGAAGCACATTTGCCCTTTGCAGCTCGATGTCATCGAACGGGCCATCACGCTGTGGAGCAATCCCGGAGACTTGGTTTATTCGCCGTTCACCGGCATCGGCTCTGAAGGTTACGGCGCATTGAAACTTGGGCGGCGTTTTGTGGGTTCCGAGCTGAAAAAGTCATACGCCGATTGGGCGGTGGCAAACATGAACAACATCGAATCTCAGCCTTCACTATTTTGAACCTTCGAGATTATCAATCCGACGCGATCGCCGGAGTGCGCGCGGCGTTCACTGCGGGACATCGCCGGGTGCTTCTCGTCGCCCCTACGGGCGCGGGCAAGACCGTTATGTTTTCGTACCTTGCCGGCGCCATCAGCGCACGCGGGCAACGGGTGCTGCTCATGGCGCACCGGGACGAACTCCTAGATCAGATCAGCCGCACGCTGGGTCAGTTCGGTGTCGAGCACGGGTTTATTGCAGCCAGGCGCCCGTTGAACTTAGAGCAACGTGTGCAGGTCGCCGGCGTCCACACGCTCAAGGGCCGCGCTCATCGCATTGCGTGGCGCCCTGACTGGATCGTATGCGACGAGGCGCACCACGCGACAGCCGGAAGCTGGGCTAAGATCATTGCCGCCTACCCCGACGCGCGGGTGCTAGGCGTTACCGCAACGCCCGAACGCCTCGACGGGCGCGGGCTCGGCGACGTGTTCGACACGATGGTGCGTGGGCCGGAGGTGGCCGACCTCATCAGGCGCGGATTCCTCTCGCCGGTGCGGTATTACTGCCCGCGCACCGTCGACACCGACGGGCTAAAAATGCGCATGGGCGACTATCGGCATGCCGACGTTGACGCCCGGGTGAACACCGCTCGCGTGACAGGCGAGGCCGTGGACTGGTACCGCAAACTCTGCAACGGGGCGCCGGCGGTGGCATTTTGCGCGAGCATCAAACACTCCGAGCACGTCGCCGAGACGTTCCGTGAAGCGGGGTTCCGATGGGTCTCGCTCGACTCCACGATGACGCCCGAGGCCCGAGCGGCGGCGGTGCGCGGATTGGGCAACGGCACCCTCAACGGCATCAGCTCCTGCGATATTATCAGCGAGGGGTTCGACCTTCCTTGCGTCACCGCGGCAATCCTTCTGCGCCCAACCGCCAGCGTGGGGCTGTACCTGCAACAGGTGGGGCGGGTGCTGCGGATCGCGCCGAACAAGCCACACGCGATCATCATCGACCACGTCGGCAACTGCGGCAGTACGCGGGGGGGCGAGTGGGTGGAGAAGCACGGGTTTGCCGAGGATGTCCGCGAGTGGAGCCTCGACGGGCGCACCAAGCGCAAGGGCGCGGCACCCGTGCGGCTTTGTGATAAGTGCTTCGCCGTGATCGCCGCAGGGGCGGCAATCTGCCCGCAATGCGGAAATGAAAAGCCAAAGGTCGAGCGCGAGGTGCCGCAGGCTGACGCCGGCGACCTCGAGCAAGTGGAACGCGAGAAGCTCAACGCACGGGTGGAAACCCTGATGCGCAAAGCCCGCACGCTTGAGGACTGGCAGAAGATTGCCAAGCTCAAGGGGTACGCGAGCGGGTGGGCATGGCACCGCTACATTGGTCGAAACCAACACAACAAAACGTACAGGCTGACCAGCGCATGACCGAGTCACAGATCCAAGCTGAGGTGCATCGCGCGCTCAACTCCCGCCCCGACACGCGCGTTTTCCGCAACCACTGCGGACGGGTGCAGGGCAAGGACGGTCAGTGGCACACGTTCGGGCTGATGAAGGGCAGCGCCGACCTCATCGGATGGTGCCTGGGGCGGTTCCTCTCGGTGGAGATTAAAACAGAAACGGGGCGGGTGTCCCCGGAGCAAGAAAATTGGATGAACCAGGTGAATAAACATGGCGGGATCGCGTTCATCGCGATATCCGCAGAACAAGCGGTTAAAGAACTAGAAAGCAGACTATGAGCATCGATTTCGACTCCATTAACGCGCGCCTTCTCGCGGACTACCTTGGCACGCTGCAACAGTGGCTCCCTAACGGGCGCAAGATCGGACCCGACTGGTGCGTGGGCAGCCTCGCCGGTGAACCTGGTACGTCGCTGAAAATCCACGTTCGCAAAGGCGTCTGGAAGGACTTCGCCAGCGGTGAGCGCGGCGGATCGGATCCCGTCAGCCTCTACGCAGCCATGCACAACCTGACCCAGGCCGAGGCCGCGCGGCGGTTGTCGGACACGCCCGCGCCGCTCATCGTGAGCAGGCCGGCGCCCGAGCCCGAGGAGGGTTTCGATCCCGTCCTCGACCCTCCCGACGACCTGCCCGACCCGAAGCTGGGCCTGGGGCAGCGGCACGTCTACCTCACCGAGGACGGCAGAATCCTCGGCTACATCCTCCGACAGATGGAAGGCGGGCGCAAAATGTTTCGACCCCGCACGCCCTGGTACACCGACGAAGGTCAAATCGTCTGGCGCTCGAAGGGGTTCGCCTCTCCGCGCCCCCTCTACGGGCTCGACCGCCTCGCGCGGCACCCGCAAGCGGTGGTCGTCCTCGTCGAGGGAGAGAAATGCGCCGACGCACTGGGCGCCGCCATCGACGGGACTCCAGTCCTATCATGGCCCGGAGGCAGCAACGCCGTGACGCACGTCAATTTTGAGCCGCTCCGAGGCCGCCGGGTGATCCTATGGCCCGACGCCGACAAGCCGGGGTGCAAGGCGATGGAACAAGTCGCCGCAATGCTGGCGCCGCTAGGGTGCGCAGTCAAACAGGTGCTGCTCCCCGCCGACGTTCCCGAGGGGTGGGACTGCGCCGACGCGATTGAGGCGGGCTGGGATGCGCAACGGATTCTTGACCTCCTCGGGCAGGCGAAGCCCGTAAACCAGGAGCCTGTAGTCGTGGCCCGCACCACGACGACAACGCAGGCCGCGCGGACGGTATCAGGTGATACCGTGCAGCGGGTGGAGGTGCGCGAGGAGTTCGGGCCGGTTGAGCGTATCGACGCCGCCCGCTACGGGTTGCAAATTGGCGCGGGCGGGAAATACGTTCCCTGTCTCGACTCGATTTGCCGCATCTTCGAGATTCACGACCGTTGGAAAGGTCATATCTGGTGGGATTCATTCCTCGAACGGGTGCAGACCGACATCAACGGGCGAACCGAGCCGTGGACAGACCAGCATTCATCGAAAGCTTGCCGCTGGATGCAGTCCGTGATGGAACTCCCAACCGCATCGAGCGACCGAGTGCATGAGGCCGCGATGACCGTTGCCAAGGACAACGTCAGGAACGCCCTCACCGAGTGGCTTCGCAGCCTCCAATGGGACGGCGTGGGGCGGTTGGGCAACCTGCTCCCTACGGGATTTGGGACACCGCAGGACATGTATCACGTTAAGATCGGCCAAGCGTGGATGCTCTCCCTCGTCGCCCGGGCGTTTCAACCAGGCTGCAAGGTGGACACGATGCCCGTCTTTGAGGGCTCACAGGGCGCCGGCAAATCGTCCGCGCTGGCGATCCTCGGGGGCGAATGGTTCGGGGAGTGCCACGAGGATTTCGGGTCGAAGGACTTCGTCCTCTCACTTAAGGGCAAGTGGCTCATCGAGGTGGCCGAGATGCACAGCTTCCGGCGCCAAGACGTGGACAGGCTCAAGGGCATTATGTCCACGCGCATCGACCGCGTGCGGGTACCTTATGGCCGCATGACTGAGGAGCACCCGAGGCAATCGGTCTTCGCTGGCACCACTAACCGCGACGACTGGCAGGCTGACGACACCGGGGCGCGCCGGTTCTGGGCAGTGCGCTGCGGGTTTCTGTCGCTCGACTGGCTGCGTGACAACCGCGAACAACTGTTCGCCGAGGCCGTGGCCGGGTACGAATCGGGGGAAACTTGGTGGCAGATACCAGTCGAGGCCGCAGCACGGGCCGCAGACGAGCGCAGGCCGGAGGATCCTTGGGAGGAACTCCTCGCCCGATACCTCGACCCGTCCGAGACCTACGCATCGCGGCAGCTCCTCGGGCACCCGCTCGACGTGGACGTGGCCGACCAGACACAGGGCGCCGCCGCGCGCGTTGGAAAGATCCTGCGGCGCCTTGGATGGGTGCGGGAAAATAGCCGGGGGGCGGACGGGCAGATTGAAAAACGGTGGCGCAAGGGCGTGTAGCCGATGTAGCCGATGCGTAGCCGAAAAATGTAGCCGAGCAAGTGCCTCATTTAAAGGCGTGTAGCCGATGTAGCCGATAAATATTCATTCTATAAAGATAATATATTTATATTACCGCGCGAGAGGAGGGCGCCCGCAAGGCGCCCGCGTGGCGCTCGTAGGAAAACAGCGGCTACATCGGCTACATCGGCTACATGTAGCCGATACACCCCGCCGAAATCGCAAAATGTAGCCGAGTAAGTTGCTGAGGTTCAAGCTTGTAGCCGATGTAGCCTATGAAATCGAGAAATCGCAACACTTGCCAGCGGTTAAAGCGACACCTGCGCCGAAGTGGTGTGGCAACCGGAGAGACGGAACTTTTTTTGAAAAAACCGCTAAAGCGCCGCGCTGGGTCTGCCGAATTAATAGGTACCATGAACAACAACCAACTCCCCGCCCCCTACGCAATCGGTCGCAACGGCACCGGATACCTTAGCAACATCCGCCGCCGTAAGGACGGCAGCTATAGCGCCACCATCACCGCCACCGGCAAAACTGGGCAGCCGCTGTGGAGCGAACGCCGCACGTTCACCGCTGCGCAGGTTGGCCGATAAGCGCAAAAAAACCCCCTAGCACGCCCGATGCGCGCTGAGTCTGCCTATTAAGAGTTACCATGAACAATACCAACCCTATCCTTATTCACGGAGATCGAGCCCTTGCCACCGCGCTGGGGACTTCATTGTCCACAATCCGCACGTGGCGAGCAAAACGACTGATTCCATTCATCAAAACGGGACACAAGATGATCTCGTACAACCTTCCTAAAGTCATGGAAGCTTTGGATGCAATGACTACACCAGTCCGCGAGAAATCGCCAAACGCTTAACAAACACACACAAACACCCCTAGCGCGCCAGATGCGCGCTGGGGAGTGTGTATAAACCATAAATATGACAGCAACCCAACTATCCCTTCCAAACGCGCTGGACATGCTCCGCGCACAACCAGTGCTCTGGCAGGCGCGCCGGCCATGCTGGACTCACGATATCGCCATTCGATACGACGCCGAGTTCAATCAACTCAGGTGGGCGGGTGCTGACCGTGAAAAGCTGGTCAGTCTGACCGGCATCGCGATCCTTGCCACCGATTGGGAGGTGGCGCCGGTATGAGGCAGGCGGCACAACGCAGCCTTGCGCTGCAAGACGCAATGCCCGCCGACGAGGCGTTGCACGGGTATCGGCACAACGCCGGCGGCAAAATGATGCTAGCCGCGCTGCGCGCTTGGGAGAAGGCGCGCGGGATCAACACAAGCCTGGTGCCGCGCCGCAGGCAGGCAACGCCAGTGCCCGCGCCGAAAAAGACGCGGGAGGAACTTTTGGCTCGCAAACGCGAGACTGCATGCAAACGCTGGGCCGAAATGGATTCAGCGCGCAAGGCAAAAGAATTAGCACGAATCAAAGCATGGAAACACAAATCAGGAAACTAACCTACGCAGTCACCAGCGACTGGATTCCATACCGGGTATGGATCATCCGCGCCGAGTCCGAAATCGAAGCCAGGCAGGTCGTCGCGGCACAGCTACAGTGTCCGCTGGAGCATTTGGACGCCGCATTGGCAAAGGAGGTGTGCGCGTGAGTTCCGAGCAAGCATTAGTCGCGGAACTCGCCCGCGTGACAGAGGAGCGCGACATGTATGTCAGCGGACTTGTGGCGTGCGGAAGGCTCTTTGAGAGCTTAAAGGCGTTATTAGAACAGAGCATCGAATTCATCTCTTCCGAACGGATTTACCGCAATGCTTACGTCGGAGAAGACAAGATGCTGGATTACGAAGGCGAAAAACTTATCAACGCAATTAAGGAGGCACTAAAATGACAACCGACGAGCAACAAGACCAACTAGACGCACTCACCGAGCAACGCGACAACCTGCTGCGCATCATCCGCCACATGCGGCGCATTGCGCTCCCGTATCCGCAATGGGAGCCCTGGTGGGCGCAGCTCGGAGGCGAGGTGGTGGCTGTGGAGCGGAAGTTGGCATATGAAGCTGACGCGACAGATTGACAGATTTACTTGTAGCGCGTAGCTTATGGGCGTGCTGCAAGACCTATTAGAGATTGGATTAAGTCAGGATCAGGCCGAAGATGTGCTGATCTGGCACGAAGCTGAATCGCAAAAGCAGGCGCAGATCACCGGAGGAATCGTGGTGATCCGCCTGCTTGATTATTTACTGAATGGACACACCGATGCCTCGGTGCGTTTGCGGTTAACTGCATTGGCGTTCGCTTATCGTCTCGAACATCTCGCCGGGTACACTAGCCAGCGGGAAGCCGCGGAAGATCTCGGATGCACACAGCAGGCAATCAGTTCGGCACTGCTCCAAGCCAAGAGGGCTATTGAGGGGTGACTACACCCCCTGTAGGGAGTCTCCTAGGATGGATGTTCATCGGAGTGAGGTTATGGACT